ATTGGCGAAAGCATTGTTAAAATGTGTAGTGATTTAAACAGACTAAAAGAGTTTGTTAGATACGTTTCTGCAAAAGGATTGATAAACGAAGATAATACTGATTATGTTGATATGGCAAAAGCACATGTAAGCACCATTAAAGAAACATTAAAAAGACTAGCAGGTGTAAAAACATACTCGATAGTAGCAGAGCAGTTATCAGACTATAATGCAGTAGAAGTAGGTGACATTGATTTACAAAGCCATTTCACAGAAACACATATAGACGACAAAGTGTTAAATGTACACGATACATTAAAAGAACTAGTTGGTCGTAAAAATGCATTTGAAAGTTACATCATGAATGCTATTGAAAACGAGTCGTTTGCAAATGTAAAACAAATGATTTCGGAAGACGATGGTATTACATTTGATAATCCAAGAGCTAAACTAGGTTATCAAGTTAGCCAATTAAGCAGTGGCGCAAAAGACGCTAAGTTGGCACACTATTTACAGAACATTGGTAGTAAGTTATCCGGCGGCGGAACGTTAGATCCTATGGAATATCGTGCTGTTAAAGCAAGTTTATTGTCTGCAAGACAACCAAGTTTTGCTGTAGCAGAAGAAAAAGAGTACTTTGTAGAAAGTGCAAACTACCAGAAATTTATCGAGAGCTTTGTTAAGTTCGATAACTAATAATACAACTTCCTGTCAACGGAAGTATAAAAAGGTTGACAACATGGCACAAAGAATATAAACTAAGGCACAGTAGTACAAATCGTACTACGCACATGGCACATATAAGGAGAAACATTATGGCATCTTTGGCAGAAATTAGAGCAAAACTACAGGCTATGGAAACTAAACCTTCCTCTAGCCAATCTCAATCAGGCGGTGACAACGCCATTTACCCACATTGGAATATCGATGAAGGCACTTCAGCAACACTGAGGTTTTTGCCTGACGGCGATACTACCAATGATTTCTTTTGGGTAGAACGACAAATGATTCGTTTAACTTTCCCAGGTGTAAAAGGTGGTGACAGCAAGCCTGTTACTGTACAAGTACCTTGCGGTGAAATGTATGGCGATACTTGTCCTGTATTAACTGAGGTTCGCCCTTGGTTCAAAGACTCAAGTTTGGAAGAGCTTGGTCGCAAATATTGGAAAAAGAGAAGTTATATTTTCCAAGGCTTTGTACCTGAGAATCCACTCAGTGAAGAAGCACCTTCAAACCCAATTAGAAGATTTGTTATTTCACCTCAAATCTTTAACATCATTAAAGCAGCGTTAATGGACCCAGATATGGAAAACCTTCCAACTGATTACGTTAACGGTACTGATTTTAGAGTAACTAAAACTACTAAAGGTCAGTATGCTGATTACAGTACTTCTAAGTATGCAAGAAAAGAACGTGCATTAGATGAAGTGGAACTTAAAGCAATCGACGAAAACGGATTGTACACACTGAAAGATTTTCTTCCAGCTCGACCTTCCGAAGATGGCTATCGTGCTATTGCAGAAATGTTTGCAGCTAGTGTTGATGGCGAGCTTTATGATCCTGAAAAATGGGGTAACTTCTACAAGCCATATGGCGTAGAAGTTCCTAGCACAGCAACCCAAGCAACTGTTGCACCAGCACAAGCTGCACCAGCACCTGTAGCTGAAACTGCTCCAGTAGCTGAAAGTACTACACCTGTAGCTGAACCTGCTCCAGTAGCAGAACCTACACCTACACCAGCAGCAGAACCTGTTGCGGCATCAGGCGAGAAACCAAGTGCGGATGACATTTTAAACATGATTCGCTCTAGAGGTTAAGGGGTAAATTATGCAAAAACCATTTGACTTAAATAAGTTCAGAACTGGACTAACTAAAAGTATTTCCGGCATTAGTGCAGGATTTCACGATCCACAGGATTGGATTAGTACAGGTAATTATACTCTGAACTATCTTATTAGTGGAGACTTTAAAAAAGGTATACCGCTAGGTAAAGTAAGTGTGTTTGCAGGTGAGTCCGGATCAGGTAAAAGTTTTATCTGTTCCGGTAACTTAGTAAAGAACGCACAAGAGCAAGGCTGTCAAGTTGTATTGTTTGACAGCGAAAACGCACTTGATGAAGAGTGGTTGCAAGCACTAGGTGTTAGCACAGAGCCCGAAAATTTGCTTCGTTTGAATGTAAGTATGATCGATGACGTAGCAAAGACTATGAGTGAATTCATGAAGGATTACAAGGCTAACTATGCTGAACTACCATATGAAGAACAGCCTAAAATGTTGTTTGTTATTGACAGTTTAGGCATGTTGTTATCGCCCACTGATGTAGATCAGTTTAATAAAGGTGATTTAAAAGGTGACTTAGGTCGTAAGCCTAAAGCACTTACAGCACTTGTTCGTAACATGGTTAATCAGTTAGCGCCACATCCGATTGGACTTGTAGCAACTAACCACACTTATGCATCGCAGGACATGTTTGACCCCGATG